CTTCGCGAAGCTTATGGCGATGATTATGACAATAATATTACTATTGCTAATGAGCTTGTTCGTAAGTTCTCTGACGAAGGCTTTACTGACTTTCTTAAGGAGACTGGTTTAGGCAATGACCCTCGCATGGTTAAAGTCCTAGTAGAGATCGGCAAGAACTTTATGGAAGATGATGGTCGTGGTGGAGGTGCTCGCCTAGACATCGGTGGCTCTGCTGGTGCTCAGGAAGAGATTAAGCGTCTAATGATTGATAAGGACTTTATGGAAGCTTTAGGTAATAAGTCTAATGTCGGTCATAATGCCGCTGTTGAGAGGTGGTCTAATCTTCACCAGACAGCTTATTCAAAAGCTTCTTGACAATTTGCGCTTATGTAGTATTTTTGCAACAGGATTAGGGTAGCCTGATTGGTCCTAATCCCTGCATTCTTCGGGTCCGAAAGGGTAGCTCAATAAAAAACAAACCTTAATTAAAACTGAAAAATGTCTCAACAAATTGATACTGCCTTATACAATACGTATAAGAACAACATCGAGATACAGTTCCAACAAAAGGGTTCTCGCTTACGATCACATGTTGCTGAGGAGTCTCAGTCTAGTGAGTTTGAGTTCTACGATAGAATTGGACCTGTTGATGCGGTCGAGATTAAAGACCGCCACGGCGATACGCCGTTATTGGAAACCCCTCACTCTCGTAGGCGTATCGGCCTTCGTGATTTTGACTGGGCCGACCTAATTGACAAAGAGGATAAGATCCGTCTTCTTAATGATCCCACATCTTCTTACGTACAGAATGCTGTTTACGCATTAGGTCGTAAGGTTGATGATGTTATCATTGAGGCTATGGACGGAACTGCCTACACTGGTAAGGATGGTTCTACCACTCGCTCTTTCGAGGCCGATGGCGGTATTACTGTTAGTGCTTCTAGTGGCTTGACTGTTGATGTTCTTCTTGAGATCCGTGAAAAGATGCTTGAGCAAGAGCAGATCATGGAAGATCAGACAATCAAGATGGCGCTCTCTGTTCGTGAGATTAACCAGATGCTTAAGCTTGAGAAGGTGACAAGTGCTGACTATGCTACTGTTAAGGCATTAGCACAAGGTCATATTAATACCTTCGCTGGCTTTGAGTTCATTCGCATTCAGCGTCTCCCTTACACAAAGGCGACAAGTACTCGTACTTGTTTCGCTTGGGTTCCTAATGGTATTACGCTTGCAATGAATCAAGCTGTTGATCTCGATATTAGTCGTCGTGCCGACAAGCGTAATGCTTGGCAACCCTACGTTAAGGGTCACTTTAACGCAACCCGTATGTGGGGCGAGATGGTCTGTAAGATCAACGTCGGTCCAACATCTTAATAGAAAGGAGGTAATTTAAAATGGCTATTCAATATTCTGCTCCTTTACAGGCATTAATTAACGCTCGTTCTAGTGGTGCTCGTGCTCCATTTGATCGTGGTGATCTTCGTGGTCGCTTGCGCGCTTGCTCTGCTATGGCAAGAGTCGCTAACGCAGTTGATGCTTCTGCTGGTGACGTAGTTGGCTTCTTTGAGCTAGAGCCTGGTATTCGCCTTATGAGCGTAAACCTTAAGGCTTCTCCAGTAGTTAATACTGGTGCTTCTGTTGCTGATTTTGAGCTTATTGCTTACGATCCTTCAGATCCAACTAATACCGACAAGCATGTAGTATTAGTTCCTCAGCTTACACCTCACTCTGATACTTGCGGTAATGATACTGTCGGTGATGAGGATGGCAACATTATGCCAGAGGTTGCTGCTCAGTTGGCTCGTCAATTTCCTCTCGAAGTTGGCTATGATACTGGAGGTACTGATGTCTACTGGAATCCTAAGCTTCTTCAGCTTAATCCTACTGCTTACGCATGGGCTGCACCAGTTGCTTATAGTGCTGGCACTACTGATAACTTAGGAGAGCGTGTCCTTGATGGCGGCGTTTACTACAAGTGTGTACAGAATTATGATTCTACTGGATCTACATTCGCTGCTGATTTGGCTGCTGGATACTGGGAGCGTGTCAGTGACACTTACTCCTATGTTAATGGTGATTATGTGATTGACTCTAATGAGGTTTATCGCTGCGTCACTGACCATATTGCAGTTACATCGTTTGCTACTGGTTATGCTGCTGGCCATTTCGTTCAGGAGTTCGGCATCATTGACATTAGTGATGCTTGCCCTGTTCCTGATGGTGTTAGTGGCGTAAACACTGGCTCTTTCGGAGTTGGTATTCGTGGCGTATCTGGCACAGTGGACTTCGGTGCCGATGCTATGCTTCAACTTAACTTAACTTATCTTCACGAGTAATCGTGTTTGGTTCTGTTAATAATCATCAACTTGCTAGGGGTCGTTTAACGGCCCCTAGCAATCTTTATTATGGCTACAGAGTTAGAAATTGTTAATGCTGCATTGTTCCACTTGGGACAGATGAATGTTACAAGTGCCGAGTACACTGCTGGCACTAAGAATAAGGCCTTAAAGGTCATCAAGGAAAGGATCGCTAATCTCAAGCGAGCTTTTTTGCGTAGGCATCCTTTTAACTGCTCTGTTAGACGAGCTAAGGGTATCCCCCTTTACAACAAGATAACTTTAACCGTTGAGCATTCAGATAATACTATCGAAGATGATGAGCTTACTTATCAATCTACTGATGTTGCTTATGAGTCTAGTAATCGTGAGTGGACTGGTACTAATTACGGCATTCGTAGGGACACTAATGGCCGTTGGTGGTTTATGGATAATACCCTTGCTATTATCTACAATTACAATGACAAATTTAAGTCTTTCTCCTGCCAGTCGCCAG